CCGCGCTGGATCTGCAGGGCCTGGGTTGCCGACAGGCCAGACGCTGAGATCGGAGACAGGCCCACCAGTGGGTGGTGCAGGCAATTGAACCTGTCGTGAATGATCTCGCTTGCCGGGACGGCGTGTGGTTCTTCACCGTCAGGAATGCGGGCCAGGTTGTCGGCACCAAGCCGGTAATAGACCGATCCATCATCGGCCACGAGCGGCGTCACCCGATGCGGGTCCAGGACGTACATTGCCACGACGACTCCGCGGTCGTCGCGCTGTTTCAGGATGTAGGTGTTTCCGGTGCTTAGCTTTGACGTGATCCAGTTTTCGACGAACTGCTGCCAGGTTTGGTAGCTGTTGGGCTTGCGCAGCACCGGCGAGAAGGCAGCGCTATTGACGATCTTCCAGATGCCCTCGTCGCGCTCCACAAGATCGACACCAAGCTTGGCAATATCGGACGCGATAAGTGTCGTGCAAGCAAAAACGGTATCTTGGCTCAGCACCGCGTCGCGCTCGATCTCCACATCGGCCTGGTACGAACCGGGGAAGCTCTCGAATATCGACCGCCAACCGCGACCCTCACCGTAGATTGCCGTCGCCCCTTCCGGGGCCGCCTTCCACCGGAAGATGGCTGCCACTGCATTAAGGGCGCTACGCACGGTCAGGGCCGTCATTGCGCGTCCTCAGATGCAACGCCGCGGCCGTACAACACCAGCCTCCCGCATAGCGCCTTGGCCTCCTCGCGCGACAAGGTTACAGAGACGACGTGCCCGTAGGCGTCCTTTGCCGTGAGCACGCCTTTAGCGTTGAAACTGACGCGCGGCTGTCGGGTGGTTGCCGGCAGGAGCAACAGCTCCCGGGCTTCGCGCAAAGCGGTGGCAATAGTCATGTGGACAGCCTAAAGACCGTAATGCACTGGAGCAAGCTCGAAGGTGACGATGTGACGATGCCATCGGCGTTCATCGTCATGTTCACGCTCGAATGTCGTTAAAGCGCCAAGCCTTACCGTCCCTGCCGCGGTCCTGGCCTTCAATGGTGAAGCCCTCGATGGGCTGACGCTTTACTGCGTTGCGCAGAGCACATCCCAATTGATGGGGTCCGAACGCTTCAATATGTTCCTTCAAGTCGGGATCGGCCCGCAGTTCACGCAGCGTCACGGATCGGGTTTTCACCGCATTCGCGATCATGGTCACCAGAGCTTGCAGGTCTGCCTGGCGCTTGTCTGCTTGTTTTGTTTTTGGCACAAGACGAAGGCTTTGCAGATCGTTGCGCAGGGCCGCCACCTCGCGGGCGAGATTCGCCACGATTGCGGTCAGTGCGGCAATTTGCAGCTGGGCGTCCATCAGTAGGCGAAGTGCTGGATCAACTTGCTTTGTGGCTGCGGGTTCATGCTCATCAGCGCAATGCAATTGAGCATGGCCATCACCGGATCGATCTTGGCGCTGCCGGCCGTCTGCTTCTCGATCACAACGGCGTTGCCCCGGGCCACTGCTCGCGCGTTCCCAACAGACCAGGCCATCAGGGGCTGGCCGGCATGCAGCAGCGACTTGCCCGCTAACTTGCGCTCAGTGGTCTTGATCGCGCCAACCATGCGCCAGCCCTGGGGGACGCCGACGATGCGCTCGCGGTCAATGTTCCGGGCTTCAATGGCGTCCGCAATGCCGCCGATGCCGGCCTGGTCCACTCCGATGCGGTCTAGCAGTCCGCTGCGGTCCATCAGCTGCACCAGATCGGCGACGTCCTCAACATCGTCTTCTGAATCATCCTCGACCAACACCAGATCGCCAGACGCAGCAAAGTCCAGTAGCCGCGGGGCGATCTCCTTGCGGCGCTCCAGCACACAGCGGTGAGCCCAGGCCTTGCCCCAGTGCAACCACTTGCCGGTGTCCTTCTCGCGGCCCATGGCCCCGAAGCCCAGCAAGTCATCCAGGCCGCCACCGTCGATCCCGGCAACAACAACCTCGCACCTGTTCAGGAGATCCTGCAGCGTGACCAGGCCATCGGCGCGGCATGTCTGCCAGTGGTCAGCACCGGCCCAGCGGTCGTGCCGCAGGTTCAGGCCCAGCTCGACGTTGAGGTGCTTGCTCAGGAACTGCTGCAGGGCGCCGGGGCTCTCGCGCACCTTGCGCAGCTGGTCCTCCAGCCACTCGGCGCTGACGGACCGCCCAAGGTTGGGGTTCGTGATGTAAAAGAACTCAGGCCGCAGGTACGCCTGATCGTCGAGCATCTTCTGCGGGAACTCGTAGAGGATGCCCAGCGACTTGGTGTCGATGATTCGGCCGTCACGCACGCCGCGGAAATAGCGCAGCTTGTCCTGGAACACACCTGCGGGCGGTTCGTCGGATTGAGTGCTGAGGTAGATCACCCAGCCCTCATCGCGTGAGACCTGACCGCCTGTGGCTTCCACAAACATGGCCTCAGCGTGGGTCGCCGGCCGAAAAGCCAATGCTCATCAACGAGCACCCGGCCTGCCTTCTTGCCCGACACGGCGTCGGTATCCGCCGCGACGACCTTCAGGCTATTGCGGTTGACGCGGTGCGTGATCGTCCGGACGTGGTCAGCCACATGCAGCAGGTCGGCCAGTTCTTCGTCTGCTCGGACCATGGCGGCAGCCGGCTTGAAGCAGTTGCCCGCGGCCTCGACGGTCGGCGCCAGCACCAGGTGTTCTTCCTCTTCCCGCCAGCACAGGATCAAGGCCGTCAGCATGATTCCAGCGGCGACGGTGCTCTTCGTGTTCTTCTTGCTGATCAGCAGATAGAACTCACGGATGAGCTGCCGGCCGGTCTCGGCTTCGTATGCGCCGAAGACGGCCGCCACGAGGTCAAGCACCCACGGCTCTGAGCACTCCCCGAAGGTTGGCCTGCCCGGTATGTCGACCACCCGCAAAGCCTTAAAGATGCGCAACGCCTCTTCGGCCTGGTCGGGGAAGATCGGCGGCGGAATGATCGACTGACGGGCGATCAGCCGCTGCTCCCAGTCAACGCACGAAGTGGTCCAGGTCGCCATGGTCAGCGGTTGTTAACGACGAGCTTGGGCGGCGCCTTGGGTGCGAACTTGCCGCTGCCCGCCTTCTTGGCTGCGCCTTTTTCCGCGTCCCGCTTGCCGCCGTCGCCAGTCTTTGTGTGCCGGTACTGAGCCGCCGCTACCGCCGCCCTGACCTGCAAGGGACTGGCCTCGATCCGGCCACGCATCACCCACTCAAGGAAGGTCAACGGGTCTGTGTCGTCCGCGACAACTGCCGGCTCCACCGGGGGCTTCGGTTTCCGACCGGCGCCGGGACGCGCGCCACCCGTGTTCGGTCGTGCGCCGCCGCTCCTACCTTTCATGCCTGCCATTTGGTGATTCCTTTCAAGGCCGAACTGTTCTCTGTGAATGAGGGAGGGCTGGTGTCTGATAGGACTCAAGGTTCAAGCCTCCAACGGCCGCCCCTGGTCCCAGATCCGCCACTGTCTTGGCGGCATGACACTCCGCGCAGAGACCTTGCCTGTTCCGCTCGTTGTCCCTATCGAAGTCGGGCCCACCCTGGAACAGCGGCACGATGTGATCGAGCTCCGTCGCCAGCCGCACACGCGGTGGGTCTTTGGCCTGGCAGTGCACGCACAGCGGGAAGCGTCCGAACCAGTCGGCGCGGATGCGTTGCAGTCGGCCGCCACGGATGCGGTCAGGCGCGATCCGCACCAGCGGCCTGGCCGTGGCTGGCACCGTGGCCATGCGTACAGCAGGCGACAGCGTGGCGATGCGGGGCTTGCTCGCCTTCATGGCAAGACCTGTTGGTCAGTGCGATCCGTCATCAGACTCTCCCTCTCAACTGTCTCGGGTAGTAGCGGCCCGTGATGCGATCCCAACGCAGTGGAACCATGCCGACTTGACCGAACAGCTTGAACTTGACCTTCTGCACATGGACTTCGACTGCGCCGTCAATGTCGGTGGGGTCTGCATAGATCGCGATGGCGTTGTCTGCCTTGTTCCGCCACATCGCGCCGCCGCTGATGTCGTATGGCGTGGGCACTGGGTACTTTCCGTCGCTCTTCTTTTCCAACAGCTTCGGGTGTGCCACCACGATCACCAACAGCTCATGCTTGCGAGCAAAGCGGCGCAGCGTGCCGAGGCTCTGGCCCACATAGTCCGCCTCTGTAGTGGTTGCAGACCGGTCGTGTTCGACCTCATTCCATGGGTCGATGACAAGCGCGCGGATGCCGTGACGGAACACGAGCGCGCGAGCCTTGTCGAGCAGTTCGTCCAACGTTGGCCGCTCGGGCATCAGCCAGTGAAAGTGCTGGGCGATCCAGTCCTGCGCGGCTT